TGGAGATCAAGGACTGATAGCCCTTGGTGGTGATTGCCACGGAGAACTTGGGCTTCTGCTGTACCTGCATCTGATTATAAGTTGCCATATTCAATACCTTCCTTTTCCAGATAATGCTTCAAACCGATCAGCTGGGCTTTGGTGCCTTTCGCATAAAAGCGGGTCATCAGGATAGGCTCAGCCGCCGGGGTGGACTGAAGTTCAGGCTGGGGTTCCGGCTGAGTGCCGGCTTCCGGCAGTTCGGACGGCTCCTGTACCGGGGC